GTTTTGACAGAAAAAGACTATTGCAAAATTTTATACAACACAATGGTAATGTTTATGTTGCTCATGATGCTGGATATGTTTCTCAGCTTTACATAGATGGATTAGAAGGCACTTCTGTAGCAAGTGTTAATGATATTGATGCTAATAATAAGTATTTTTATGATAGCTCCGCAGATGCTTTATATTTACAGTCATCATCTACACCCAATGATTTAATAGTTGAAGCTTCCGAAGATTGGGAAACAATTAAATCTAGAGTCACTAAAGAAAAAGCAGATTATATTAGAGCTTATTTAAATAGACCGATTTACAAAATTAAAAACTCTTCTTTGCAAGGAGCTAACGCCAGAGAATATGATTATGTAATAATCTATTGTAATGCGGCATTAGCTGTTGCAGAATTAGTAAGAACAATAGATGTACAAAAAGCTGATGATATTGAATTTAGAATCATTAATGAAAACAAAAATGGTTTACTTGATAGAATTAAAAGAGGCGAATTTCAGCTATTTAATGAAAGCTCAGAAAGATTCCAAAATGGAGTTATACATAATATTGTATACAATAGTTCTTCTACTGGTACAGTAATGGACCTTAAAGGATTTCCTAATACAAGTTGGGATGATGTAAGGCTTGTAATAACTACAGGTGGAACTCTATCTCCAGGAACAGCATCAACAATTAAGTATAAGGTTTTTGTAAAAGACGATACAGGTCTTAAAAGAAATCTTACTATTGAAAATGAAACCCTAACAGGCGGATACGATCCATTAGCTTATGGTGTGTATTTTAGAGGTTCTGAAGGTGTTTATACCACAAACGATGAATTTTCTATAATACTTTCTGGATTAGCAGAAGACACAGCTAGTGTCAAATCCAGACAGGTATTTAGATGACAATAACATTTTCTAATATATATAAAAACAATATCTTTGATGGTTTAAAGAAAATCATTACAACCGAATTTAAAAAAATGCCTATCTACAATGACCTACCCTTTATTGGGAGGGGGGGTGCAATGTTTTTAAATATTCAAATAACTGATGATATAGATGAAGAAAACTTTATAATGGGTACTTTAAGAAAAATTTCTGTGTCTATTAAACTTTATCAGAGATTAGAAGGCTCACAAGAATTTAATGCTAATAAATCAATTCAAAATAGATACGCTGAGAGAATAAGATCATTAATTGAGCAAAAAACAAATTATACAGTATCATCAAATACCCAATGGATAAATGGTGAAGTTATAGAAATTAGTTATGACCCAGACATGAATGAAGAAGAAGAGAATTATACAGTATGTGAACTTTCCTGTGAATTTATGACAATGCAAACATTTATAATAGAAGAATAATGGCCTTTAGACAAAGATTTAAAATAGATGCTAATGATGCTATAGCAAATATAATTAGGGGAGAGTTTCCAAGTATACCAGTATATGAAGGTAACTACCAAGAACCCAAAACAATGTTTTTTAAAATTGATAGACAAAATGATAGCTTATTAGAAATGAGAAGAGGTACTTCTAACAGGGAGTATTCAATAAACTTGCAGCTACATGTTAAAAGTTCATACCCAACAAAAAGAAATAAAAGTTTAAACATGGCTCTTAGAAATGCTGAGAGAGTAAGACAGTTGTTATACAGTTATAGAAATCAAATTATTGCAACCCTATCTCTTATGACAAGTGATGGTAAGGATTTTTTAGAGTCTAATAGCTTTGAATTTAGAGTTAAAAGGTCTGCCGATGATTTGTATAATTACCATGATTTAAATGTTAATAATGTTAATATGAATGTTAATGAAGATAGAAATTATTTTATATTTAATTTTAGTATAGATGCAGATATAGAAAAATTGGTATCTTCGTAAACCATTAAAGGAGTATATAGAGATGAAAGTAAAATTAAAAAAAGGCAAATTAGTTCCAAGGGATAACAGCTTTAGCGGCTTGTCTAAACAGGACTATAACAATTTAAACGCAGGAAAGTCTGTAGAGATGGATTCTGTGCCGAAGTTAATTGAATCTTTTGTAGAAAAAGAAAAGTCAGTAAAGGAGAAATAAGATGGCAATTTCAGGAAATGCCTTTTCACCAAAAGAATTTGAATTAGCAATCTGTCAAGAAACAGCTTGCGGTACTGCTAAAGTAGATGCTATGCTTGGAATAAACATTGATTCAATAAGTTTTCCAACATTAAATCCAACACAAGTGATGGATGTTAGATCACATTCTGGGAGAGTGGCACAAGATATAGATGTGTTTTTATCAAAAGCACAAACAGTTAAAGAAATAAGTTTTGCAGGAGTTTTACACGATGAAATAGCCCCAAACTTTATAGAGGGTGTTATGGGAAGTGCAACTTCAGACGAGGAAGGTACAAATGAACTATTTCAGATTAAGGATACATACTCACCAGGTGAGATAGTATATGGAACAACAGGTGGTGATAGAGCTTTCACTTATACTGTTGCAATGATTTCACCAGTAAGTGGTAAATCAGTCACTATTCCAGGTATGGTATTTACCGCACTTACTATTAGTGCAGATATGGGTGAAGAAGCTGGAAGAATTAAATTTGAAGCTACCATGCAGTCAGGTAAAAGCGCAAACTTTGACCAAACAGTAGCAGTAGCTACTGACTATTCATCAAACTACTATTCAATGGGCGATATGGCTTTTAGAACAGTTGCTGGTGTAGATGACCAACTTTTACAATCTTTTTCACTATCTATAGAAAACCCAGCTAATTTTCATGGATACTCTGGTAATGACTTTGAAGTAATTTCAAGAGCTATTCCAGAGATTTCAGTTAATTGTGATGTTACAATGAAATATGATGCTAACTCATTAGAATTAGATGCAGCATTTGGGGGAACTCAAGCAGCAGGGGGGCTTGTTACTACACTAGCTACTGGTGCAGCAATAGAAGCAGGAACAGATAACAAGTTTAGTTTTGAAATGCACAATTCAATTATAACCAACTTTGCTCTAAATGAAGGAGCTGCAATGTTAGTTGATTTATCATTGAAAGGTTTAGCAGATCCGAGTGAATCTAATGCGCAAGACAAAGCAGCCTTATCTATAAAAATATAGTTGTTTTTTAAGATAACTATATTTAATATTTGAGATAATGATAAAAGTCAAAACAAAACATGGCGAGTTTGATGTAAAACCTCTTTCTTTCAAAGAAAGAAGACAACTTCACAGATTAGAAATCCAAGCAGCAAATATTGATGGAGATACTATGGATTTCGGTAAATATGTTGAAATGATTGATTGGGTTATTAGTAAAACAATACCTAATTCAGAAGCAGTATTAACTGATTTTGATGACAATCAGATTGATGACATAGGAGCTGAAGTCTATACCCATCTAAAAAACCTTAATAAAAAAAAGACCAAAAAGTCAGAATAGCAGTATGGTTTAACTATTTTGGTTATCCAGAATCAGTTTATCCCATACTTCAAAAACCAGACGAATACTACGAAGCGTTCTCACCTACTCTTAACAAGAAAATAAAATTTACTATTGAAGAAATCTGGAATGAAGTAGATAGAATTTATGAGATGGATGCTACAGGCAAGTTTACCCCTGGAAACAATTTTTATGTATACCTACCACACTTTTGTAATCCTTATTTTTTCTATGACCATGATTTTAAATATGATTTAGAAGAATATTATTTTATCAAATCTTTTAACATTCCTTTAACAAATGATCTACAAAACGAAGATTATGACAAATTAGTCATCTTTCGGACAATAGATAGAGAGCATACACAATGCGAAATGTATAAATCAAAGAAAGAAAATGGCCCAACAACTTGAAAAATTAGAGATTCGGTTTGAAACTAAAAATGCTGAAAAAGTAAAAGCAGATTTAAAGAAACTTGGAGTTGCTTTTGAAAAAACTGGTAAAAAAGGTAAAAAATCTTTTAATAGACTGCGAGTAGAAACCGAAGGATTGAGAAGAAACTTAGGTATTATAAGAAATCAGATGCTTCTTGTTACTTTTGCAACAGCAGGAGCAGCAACAGCCTTTGGTGGATTTATTAGAGCTGCTGGTCAAATAGAGCAATTTGAATCTAGACTTAGAGCTATGTCACAAAGTGCTGAGATAGCAAAAAGACAATTAGCAGGATTTATGGAAATTGCAGCAACAACTCCATTTACTGTACAAGAAATTGTTCAGGGGGGTGTGCAATTAGAAGCCTTTGGCGCTAAAGCAGAGCCATTGATACCTGTAATGGCCAATCTTGCGGCCATAATGGGCAGAACAGTACCTGAAGCGGCCAATGCCTTCGGTAGAGCATTTGCGGGGGGTAGAGGGGCTGCTGATGTATTTAGAGAAACTGGTATTTTAACCATCATAGATGAGTTTGAAAGTCTTGATACTACTTTAAATAAATCAGGATTATCATTAGGTGAATTTAGAATTAAAATGCTGGAAGCTTTAGCAGACCCAGAAGGTAAAGTTGCTAATGGTATTAAAGAATTAGAAGGTACGCTATTTCAGTCTATATCTAATATGCAAGACTCTATATTTGTATTTCAAGCAACAGTTGGTAAAGAGCTTGCGCCTACTTTCCAAAAGCTAGCCAAGCAAGTTACAGTATTCTTTAATGCTTTTTCAGAAAATGACACAGCTATTAGGCGATTTGTTAGTTCAATAAGAGTACTTATAGTAGCTGGTTTTGCAGCGCTAACGCAGTCTATATTTAATCAAGTAGGAGCATTAGCTGCTTTAGCACTTTCTTATAGAACTACAGTTGGTTCAGTAGCAGGATTTAGGATAGCACTAGCTGGTTTAAATGCACAATTAGCAAAAAATGCAATATTGGTAGCAGCTCTTGCAGCTTCATCAGCTTTCGAATTTTTTAGAAATCAACAATCTGCGGCAGAGGACCTAGACGATCAGCTTAAAAGCGGAGTGCTTACCTTTGATGAATATTTAGACCAACTAAGAGCAATAAGAGATGCAAAAGCACTTGAGCAAGAAAATAAAGATGCTGCTGAAAATATTATAAAGCTTGAACAAAGATTAGCTGTCTTAAAAGCAAGCAATGATGTACAAAGAGTACAAGCAACTTTAACAAGGGCTTTAAAAGGGGAAGAAATATCTTTAATAGAACAAATTGAAGCACATAATAAAGCATTAGAAGAACAGTTAGAACTACAAAAACAACTGGAAAAGTTTAACAGAGATTTTGCAAAAGCAGAAAGTGAATTTAGAGTTAGGACTTTAGCAGACCTATTTTCTGAAAGAGATTTAAAAGAAACTTTAAGTAAAGATGAATTAAAAAATGAAGTACTTAAAAACGAAACACTAACAGCGTTAAGGAAAAAGCATAGTACTGACCTGCAATTAGAAGATCAAAAATCTGCACTTATGGGCGGAGTAAATCTTATAAAAAATGCAAAAGACAGAGAAGAAAAAATAGCAGAAATAGAAGACTTCTTTAGAGATTTAAAATTAAGAAATGAAGAAGAGTTTAATAAAAGAATGGCAGAGCTACGCTCAGAAGATGCTGCTGGTCTTTTAACAATTCTGGCAGAAGAAGACGAAGCAATTAGAAGCTTTGCTGATTTAAGACTTCAAACGATGTTAGATATGTTTAATGGTATTCAGTCAGCGTTTTCTAACATGATTAGAAACAATATGGATACTGAAATTAGAGCATTAAAGAAAACAGATAAATTTAGAAATGCTTCTACTGAACAAAGACAAGATATGGAAAACGATATAAAAGAAAAGTTTGCTGAACAGCAAAGAATGGCTTTTAGAATGCAACAGTTAGGTCAAATAGCTCAAATATTTATGACACTTGCTAGAGCAAAGTTTGAAATTGAAGCGGCTTCTGCTGCTGCTTTTGCAGCTGGTAATGCAAATGCTATTACACAGGGTAAAGCTTTAATAGCGGGTCTTAAAATATCATCTGGTATTCAGGCTGGATTAATAGCGGGACAAAAACAACCAGCATTCGCAAGAGGTGGGTCTTTTATTACTTCTGGACCACAAAGTATTATGGTGGGGGATAATCCAGGGGGTAGAGAGCGTGTAGATGTTACCCCATTAAGTAGCCCAAACATAGATGGACCTCAAGGTAGCGCAGTTACAGTAAATATAATGGGTAATGTAATAGGAACTGAAGAATTTGTCAGAGATAACTTAATCCCTGAAATTGACAGATCCATTAGGAGAAATCTTGCATAATGGCATTAGACGAACACTACATTGTAGAAATATCTAATAGCGCATCAGGATATATTAGACTTGCGACAAAAGAATTTGGTAATACTGACTCTTCAGGTTATCATGGTTATATTGTTAATAAACCAACTATTAGAGAAAGTATAAATTTAGAGGAATCTACCTCTAGGGTAAGTAATGTTACTCTTACATGCTTAAATGGTACAATTAATAATATTACAAACGATCCAAAGCTATCTGCAGAAATATTTGGGGGGAGCGCTCATTACATAAACAGAGATGTTACCATAAAATCTAGAATAAATTCTTCATCTGATACTCTTATTTATACAGGTAGATTAAAGTCTGCATCAGTAAACAACGACGAAACAGTAACTTTAAATATAACAGCAAAAACTCCTATTGATTTTGTAAAAGTTCCTAGATTTACAAGTAAATCTGGTAAATTTTTTCCCTTAGTTTATGGATCTGGTACATCAGAAGTATCAACTATAACTAATCCTGGATTTATTGATAGTGCAAGATGTTTTCCATTAGAAGTTGATAGTTTAAATAATGAACAA